CGTTCATTACCCCATCACCAGCAAAACCATAACCGACTAGTCAGTAGATAACCGAACAGTGTTTATATACTCATGAGTAGATTATTGCCCCTTCGCTATTGCAGCGATCGATTCGCGCGTAGCTCTCATGGCTATACATGCTATCCATTTATCTACCCGTCAGTATATAACGAGGTACTGTACGTCTGTTCAGTAGTGAACAGCGTTCAGCACGCTAACTACCACTGTACAAGTGTTCAGCTACTGTACAAGTGTTCAGTGTCAATCCCTAGTGAACAGTGTTCAGACTATGAACATCTGTTCAGTGCTACAACTACCCCCCCCTACCCCCCAATCTGTTGACATGTCAATATTTGGGGAGCCATAAAAATATCCGGATTACTTTTTATACTTTGAAGCGTTTAAAGGCACTGTGGACAGGTTTTGGTTATACTATTTTTGCAGATACTTTTTTGATGATATAGTTTTAAAATAAAACACGCAAGGAGGTACTGTGTACAAGCATTACGGAGTAGGCATGGAAGAAGAAGAAAACACACAATCTAAAAAGGTACAGACTTTTTTTATCAAAATGAATCCAGTAGCTAAGGGTAGGCCGAGATTTACCAAGCAAGGAAGAACATATACTCCGAAAAAAACAAAGGATGCTATGGAAGTGATTGCGAATCATATAAAGGAAAGAAGGGAAGAGGTTATCGAAAAGCCTCAGCCGATTGCTTTATATTGTAAGTTTATGTGTAAGCGTCCAGTGAGTATGGGAAAGGGTGATAGGATTTTGAAAACGACAAAGCCAGATATAGATAACTATATTAAGCTGGTGATGGATGCTTGTAATATGTCAGGTGTATGGGAAGATGATAGTCAGGTTGTTGAGGTTCTTGGGCAAAAATGGTATTGTGCAGATTACACTGAACCACAGATACAAATCCAAATAAGTAGGTTATGATATGGCGATGAAGATTACACAGAAGCATAAGAAGGCAGCATTGTTGTGCGCTCAGGGTTATTTAAGTTTGAAGCAGATAGCCAATGAAGTTGGAGTATCTAGACAGACGTTGATAAACTGGAAGTCCAAGGCAGATTTCAAAGCTCTTGTGATAGGATACAACGAGCCTTTGCTTGATACAGAGGTACGAGAGAGGAACTTATTGGATACTGCGTACAAGACATTGCAGTTTGTTATGGCGGGTAGTGCTAATGATGGTGCAAAGGTTTCTGCTGCAAAGTATGTGATTGATACGTTTCGAAACAAGAAGGGAATCAAAGGTAAGTTTCATTCGGCCAACGATGGTGAAATGAAAAGTATCTTGAAGCTGGTAGATAAGAAATGAGTAAGGCTCCGTATATATCGTACAAGGTTCCTCGCAGACACAGGGCAGAGCTACAGAAGTTGTTGTCAGATCCGGTATTGTTTTTTCGTTTGCTGAGAGTCCAGGATAAATACACAGGAGCATATAAGCAGTTTGACCTGTATCCTGAGCAGGAACAGTTGTTGAAGCAGATACAGACGAGCAATAAGATTATTGTTGTAAAGCCACGTCAGATTGGTGTGAGTACTTTATTGAGAGCGTTTGCCTTTTGGAAGATATACACAAGTCATGACCCGATAAAGTATGGTGTATTGAGTTTCCATGACCGTTCCGCAAAGCATCTTCGGAAGATGGACAATCTTTTTTTGAATGGTTTGCCTGAAATGTTGAAGCGTCATTGTTCGATTGACAACACAACCGATATGATTTTCGATGATACACAAGCAGGCCTATCGTCGTACACTGCTCGTTCAAGTGGAGGAACAAGAAGTTTTACACTGAACGCTGCACATCTGAGCGAGTTTGCTTTTTATCCCGACCAAGGAGAAGTATTAGCTCAGGTTGTTGCTACTGTTGGTAAAGGCCAGATTGTTATTGAGTCTACACCGAATACTGTGGGTGACGTATTCCATAGATTGTGCAAGGAAGCACCGGATAATGGATGGACATTGATAACATTTTGGTGGTGGCAGCATGAGAACTACAGGACTCCAGCTCCAACCGACATGATATATACAGAGGAAGAACAGAAACTCATAAACTTGTATGGATTAGATGACGATCAAATACAGTGGAGACGAGAACAGGTAGCCACGATTGGCATTGATAAGTTTAAGCGTGAGTATCCTGCCAGTATTGATGATGCTTTTTCTTTTGGTTCTTCTGCCTATTTTGATCCTGACGCACTTGACAAAGTAGAGCCGATCATCTTTGATGGTAATGAACGTATGTATGAAAAGGAGGTATACAATGAGGATGTATATGCCATTGGAGTGGATGTTGCTGGTGGTGTGGGCGGTGATTATTCTTGTATCTGTGTGGTTTCTCTTTCCTCCCGAGAAGTAGTATACCAATACAGGTGCAATACGATTAGTCCAGTAGAGTTTTCTGAAAAGATTATGCACATTGGGCAGAAGTATAATGATGCTTTGATACTGTGTGAGAGTAATAACCATGGACATGTAGTGATTCAGAAGCTCATTGACTATGGGTATACAAATCTTTGGTATAGTGCAGAAGGTAAGCATTGGGTTACATCTGCAAAAAGCAAGATTGAGGCTTACGAGATTTTACGAGAAATGGTATCTGCCGATATGCTGACAAGACTAGACATGACAACCTTGATGGAACTTCGAAGTATGACGATATACAAAGTAGCTCCTGAAGCACCAAATGGCCTACATGATGATATGGCTGATGCAATGGCATTGGCTTACAGGTGTGCTAGAGATATACCAAGTTATATGGTTCACAATGCGAAACAAGGTTTGATGGATAGATTGATTAGCAATAAAAGAGCAAAGCGGATACGCTTGATGCGGTTGCCATATAGGAGCGCACAATGAAAGCAAAGATAGCCGAGGCTTTATTTCGTAGACATGAAGCATATTGGGATGAACAGAAGTCAGAACTTCGTAAGTTACGAGCTGCGTACATGACTAGGTTTTGGGATAAAGATTATTCACCCGACCAGGTTTTGATTGAAACAACACGTGCATATGAATACGTAGAAGGTTACATTGCCTCGTTGTATTCACGCAATCCTTCTGTGGTTGTCAAGGGTGATGTACGAGGAAGAGGGGATTCAAACAAAGTCCAAGCCCTATCCAATGCGTTCCTTGATAAGATCCGAACACAGATAGAGGATGTGTCACGACTAGCCCTGATATACCCATGTGCATTTCTGAAACTGTATGCAACACAGCATCCTGATCCATTTAAGCGTGTGGGTGTGTCAGCAGTTGCGGCATGGGATGTTGTTGTAGATACCGATGCTGGATCTTGGAGTCAGCAAAAGTATGTAGGCCACAGATACCACATCACTTTACAGGAAGCAAAAGCCAAGTATGGCAACAAAAGATATGCTACTCACCAGTTGATAAGATTTTTGGACTACGATAATAGCGAAAACAATGCAAGATATATGGGTGTCAATCTATCTGCATTGAATGAAAGTGGTCAAGAACCTGAAAGTCCTTTTGAATACATCCAGGTTGTAGAGTTTTATGACTTGGAAAACAACAAGATGTATGTTTGGAGTCCTGATTATCTTAATGGTGAGAAGTGGTTGTTTGATGGAGTAGAGATCGAGATAGGTGATGGTGAAGAATCCGAAAAACAGAAGTACGATCAGATACCATTTACAGATGCAGCCAATAATCCTATTGCACCTCTTGTTCCTTTGTACTTTTCTCGTCAACCTGATCTTCCTCTTCGTGGGTATTCTGCACTTCGCAGAGTATATAGCCAGGTAGAAGAGACAAACATTATTCGTACATACCAGTCTACAATGGTACGTAGAGCAGCAAGACAATGGGTTGTAAAGAAAGGTGTATTTACCGATGAAGATATGGCAAAACTTGCCTTGGGTGCAGATGGTGAATATATAGAAGCAGAGCTATCTCCTAGTCAGAATCTTGCAGGTTCAATCCAAGCGGTCCCACATGCTTCTGTTCCTGCTGAGCTGGAGACATATGTTCGACAAGTAAATGATGATTTTCAGCGTGGCTCTGTCATGGCTCCCTTTACAAGAGGTGAAGCAACAAGAGCTACCGCCACAGAGATTACTGCATTGGCATCGTATAGTTCATCGGAAATCGGAAGATTGGCAAGAGAACGTGATGCAATGATTGAACATTGCGCCTCTGTATATGTCAGCATGATGAAGATTTTTCTAGAAGATGATCCAGATGTTATTGTTATCAATGGCAAGACTCAGGTAGTCCGACAAGAAGATTTAGATGGAGACTTTAACTTCTATGCTTTGGATGCAGGAGCGACACCTGTATCTGATGCTGTAAAAAAACAAGACTTTATGAACTCTATTGGTATGTTGATGGAACTTGGTGTTCCACAACAAAAAGTATTACAAGAACTTGTACGCAAACTTGACCTTCCGGAAGATTTTTTGGAAACACAAGTAGAAGGAATACAAGATTTAGCTCAGACACAACAACAACCTTCCCCCACAGCAGCACTTGAACAAGGCCAACAAGGTTCCCCGCAAGCTGTTGCACAAGTTTTATAGGAGTATAACATGTCAGTACCACAGGAAATGATGATGCAAGCCGATGCCATTGGAGCAGGAATGGACGCAGCCGAACAAGAAGGGATGCAGATAATGACTCCCCAAGGAAAGTTTTCCTCACGAGGATTAAACGCTGTTGTAGATGTAGTCAATGAAATCATGCCTATGTTGGGTCAACAAGAACCAATGCCACAGTACACAGAAGATATGACAATGTTGCCACAAGAACTCATGCAGATGATTATGGCAATTATGACAATAGCTGAACAAGCTGGTGTACCAATAGATATGGAAATGACAGCGATTGCTTCAGATAATGACTTGGCAAAACTTTCTGCACTTATGAAACGTGTAGTAAATGATGCAAAGTTTAAAGACTTTCTTGCACCAGGTGAAGAAGAAGTGATAACAGAAGAAACAGTAGAACCCGCCCCAATGTCTGAGGGTGATATGGAAGTATCGGACGAAGAACTATTTGCATCAAGGATATAATATGTCAGACGAAAATACAGGAACCCCTAATCTTGAAACTGTAACTCCATCGGAGGACACTCCCGAAGTCTCCGAGAATCAAGTCTCAGTAAATGAAAGACCATCTATTGATAACTACAAAGATGATTATGACAAACGTGTAGAAGCGTTATTGGCTCGTCATGAAGCAGAGCAAAATGGAGAAGAGCCTCCTGAGCGTGAAGGACTTCGTGAAGGAGAATCTTGGGATAAACTGTTTGAACAAGCCGATGATAAAAGTCAGCGAGCAATGCAACAGCTACGTGCAGATTATACTCGCAAGACACAAGAGCTGGCAGCAGAACGAAAGGAAATGGCTGAACAAGCACAACATCTTCAAGCTATGAAAATGAGTTTAGAAGATAATGCTGCATACAAAGCGATTCAAGAAGCAGCAAAACAAGATGCCGGAGAGTTTGACCCATACGATACAGAGTCTTTTCAGCGATATGTAAATAAGATTGTTGCTGAAAGATTGGAATCTGTATTACAGCCAATGGCCGAACAACAGATGAAAGCATCCGCAAAAGCCAAAATAGATACATTTATGAGTCAGCATCCTGACCTGAGTTCTGACGAAGGATTAAAAACAGATGTTCGACAAGCATTGTTGGACAATGAATCTTTGTCACTACAAGATGCATACTGGATTGTAAAAGGTAGAAGAAGTCATACAGCATCTGAGCGTCGACAAGTACAAGAGTTGGCATTTAAGAACGCTGCAAAGGTAAGTGGACTTAAGATTGGAGTAGGCCAAAACAAGGGGAAGACGATTCCCAAAGGTGCTACAAAGATGAAAGCCAATGACTTGTACCAACATTTATTAAAGCAACAGAAATAAATATGTTATACAATAATCATGTCGCAATGCAGAT